ATCACGCAGTCGCGGGCGGTGCGCGTGCGGTCGGTGCCGGCGGCGACGATCACGAACCGTTTGCGGTCGATCGACAGCTCGAGTCCAATAACTATCGGATTGGCCGGCGCCGCGTTCGGGTCGATCGTCGTGGCGAACGCGTCGACGAGCTCGTGGTCGACGAGCGCCTCGGGCCACACGCCCAAGTACTCGGCGGCGAACATGTCCGGCGGCATGCTCTCGCGGTCGGCGATGAGCGCCTCGAGCTCGACGTGATAGCCGAGCCCGGGATGCCACATGCGCCACTGGGCGACGTCGTCGAGATCGGCGCCGTCGGGTGCGCCGTACTCGACGTAGCACGTTTGCGAATCCGGATCGTCGATCGACGCTCGGCCGATGTCGCGCCACTTGCGCAACCATCCGGCCGACATGTCGCCGGCGTTCGACACGATCCAGAACTGGCCACCGTGCCCGGTCGCCTGGGTGGGGAACGCGGCGGCCTCGAAATCTTCGCCCTGGGCCAGTGTGAACTCGCGGGCCTCGTCGACCACCGCCAGATCGGACGCGAACGAGCGCATCGCGTCGCCATCGGGTGGCAGCAACCGCACAATCGAGTGATTGCGTTTCCACACGATCGACTCGGAACCGTTGGAGCGGCGCAGGTTGGTGTAGCGCGGATAGAGCACGGATTGCTCGAGGCGTGGAAACCAGTCGTCGCGCCACATCGCCGCGGCCGTCTCGCGGCGGTGCGACGCGTAGAACGCTCGGGCCATGTTGCGCCGGCGGGTGACGGCCAGCGCGTAGGCGAGCACCACCAACGTCTTGCCGGCACGGCGCGGCACGATCACCACGACACGCCGATAGCGGAACCGTCCTCGAGCGTCGAGCGTGCCGGCGAGCTCGGCGAGATGGGTCTGCCACGGTATGAATCGGCGCCCGAGCAGATCCGCGTAGTCGGCGGCCTCGGCGCCGATCGAGCTACTGGACGCCGGTGCGGTCGTCGCGTAGCGCGGCGAGCAAGGCGTCAAGGTCGGTGCTGTCGTCGGCATAGGTCGGTCGGTCGAGTAGGTGCGAGAGCACGGCGTGATAGCGGGCGATCAGCGTGCCGCGGGTGTAACGCGACTCATCCGGATCGGCCGTTGCGGCGTCGAGCTCGTCGGCGGCACCGCGGCACAGATCGATCAGCGCGGCGTCGATCGGTTCGACACGGCCGAGCTTGCGCATCGCGACGATTGTGCGGTCGGTGGCCTTCCGATACCGACCGCGCGGAGCTTTCGCGCCGATCGGGAAAAGTGCGCCCTGATTGCTCACGATCCGCCCGGGTGTAATCGCAATGGTCGGGTTGACGTCCGATCGGGAGAGAGAAAATCCGACAGTGGCCGGGGTACAACCTCGACTCTCAAAGAACCGGCCCCCCTGTTGTAGGGACGTCGGTCGACGATTTCTCGCCGCAGTCGGGTTGATAGACGGCTATCTGTGTCGCGGCGATCACGATGATGTCCGCGAGCCACGGCAGCGCCACCTCGAGCGCGGCCTTGACGTCGACGGCCATCTCGAGGGTGCACCGTTCACCGACGCACACGATCAGCGTGTCGCCCGGGTGCACCACGAGCCCGTGGATGGTTTCGCTCACCATCGCCTCGAGGCGGTGGGTGCGAGGCGTGTGCGCCTGGTGTTGCCGAGCCTGGCGCCGTCGCCCATGTTGCACGGGCCACACGCCGGCAACAGCTCACAGCATCCGGATCCGGCAACGTGAGCGTGGCGTGCCAGTGCGGGCACGTGGTCCGGTGTCGTGGCCAGGCGGCCGCAGCCCTTCCAACACGGTGTCGGCCACTTGGCCAGTCGGGCCTTGGCAGCGCGGTAGCCGGGCTCGGCGTACGGCGACACCGCACTCGGCCGGGCAGCTCTCATCGGTCGTTGAACGGCAGGGTCTGCTCGATCCACGCCACCCGATTGGAGACTCTCGTCTCGTGGCGGTACGTGCGCTGATAGCTCGTGTTCTGAGCACGGCACTCGGCACACCGGCACTTGATCGTCCGATGCTGATACCGCGCCCTCGTGCCGTGATCCGGCTCGCTTCGGTGTGCAACCATCGAGTAGCACTTTACCGACCACCCGCGAGCCCCTGCGGTTTCATTCGCTCACCGGTGTCACCGTCGTACACGACGAGACACACGGCGGTGTCGGCGGCGATCATCCGGCGCACGGTGTCGCCATCGAGCTCGGCGCGCTCGATGATGTCCTCGCCAGGATTGGCGTGCGTCTTGTGGAGCAGCAGCGGCGGATCCGTGGCGGTGTAGATCCAGATCACGATGCCGCCCGGGCACTGGTTGCGCTCGATCCACGGCGGCCCCGGCCGGATCATTCGGGCGACGCTTTCGCGAGAGCGCGGACCGCGGCGGCGAGCTTGTGCAACGCCTCGACGTTGGCCGCGTCCAAGTGATAGCGCTCGACCGGGCCGCCGAGCGTGGCGCGCGCTGCGAGCTCCAGGTGTCGCACGACCGATAGCCGGGTATCGGGCGGCAGCTCGTCGTCCTCGATCAGCGCCAATGCTCCATCTCGCTCCACGGGATCGGCTCCACATCGGGACGATGCCGACGTGCCTCGCGGCGGCGGTGGCACACCGCGGCGGCCTCGAGCGACACGCCGGCCAGCACCGCGGACACGATGATGAATCCAGACGCCCACGCATCGGTGCTCATCGGTACATCCACAACTCGGACATGTAGATGTCCGGCTCGAGGCCAATGACGTCGACTGCCGAGATGTCGGACTCGTCGTCGAAAGGTGAGATGCGCACCTCATATGCGTCGAACGACAGACCGTTGTTTTGCTCGGCTTCGGCGACTGCGGCGCGCAGCTCGCTCCACGTCATCGGGCTTGCCTGATCTTGTCGCGTTGGGCCAGCACCCACAACGCATGCGTGAGCAGTCGCTCGAGCTCCTTTCCGGCGCGCTCGAGCTCGCGTCGGCTGTACGGGTACTGGGTGGCGGTGTCGGCCATCACCCCACCGCCTCGATCGTGCGTCGTGTCCAGTCGGCGGCGGTGATTCCGGCGATGAGCCAGGGTGGAGCAACGATCTGTTCGGGAGCCTGCTCGCTACAAGGCTCCCCGATAGGGCCTTCATTGCGACATGGATGTCGTGTAGGTGTGAGCTGGTCTTTCCGTGCCGGTGCCGGGCGTTTCGACTTTCGAAAGGTGCACCGGTAGCGGTTGGTTCGCCTGCGCCATCGGCCGGTGATGTGGTCGTGGCGTGGTTTGCTGCGTTCGACGACGAGTAGGCCGGCGGTGGCGAGCTCACAGAGCCACCGTTGGATGGTGCGGGTCGACACGTGGAACCGTTTGGCGAGATGGATCTGTGATGGCCAGGCGCCTTGGCCGCGTGCTCGGAAGCCGGCGAGGTAGTCGGCGAGCTGCACGGGCGTCGCTCGAGTGTGTCGCACGGCGTGGGTCACGTAGCGAGCACGCATGGCCTCGGCGGTCATGCCGCTTGCCCGTCGTCGCTACCTGGTGCTGGGGGGAAACATGTCTTTCCGACAACCCACTGGTGCACCTCGGACCACAAGAAGTAGAGCGGGCCATTGGGGCCGTCGGGGCGGTGCACCGGCACCGGGTTCTCGCGGGTCATCCAGCGCCGGATCTTGACTCGCCCGACGTCCTCCTTGGACTCGGGCTTCATCAGACCCATCTCTTTGAGACGTTCGATCAATTCAGCGGTGGTGAGAAATCTCTCTGTAGTTGCGTCCATACCGCGCGACATTAACACAGCGCGTATTGGGTCTAGCGTGTCTGCCTTCGTCGTGGGTGGGAAGGGTGAACGGAGATGGATCGTCGGACGTTGATAGGTGAGCACATGTTGTCGATGCGGCGACGTGGGCTCTCGGCCGGCACGATCGGCGTGCGGCGGTACGCGGTGATGAACTGGCTCAAGTGGCTCGAGCTCCACGGCGTCGGCGTTTTCGATGCCGACTACGAGCACGTGGAAATGTTCCTCGACGCGGTGCCGCGCAAGCCGGCCAGCCGGGCGGCGACGACGTCGCACTTGCACATGTTCTACAAATGGGCTCGAGCGCACCGGCTCACCGACCTCGATCCGACCGAGCTCGTCGAGCGGCCACGATCGGGCGTCGGCCTACCGCGCCCGATCCATGACACCGATCTGCAGCTCGCCCTCGTGTTCGCGCAGGAAGGGCCGAAAGCCGATCCGCGAACGGAAGCGGCGTTACTGCTCGCCGCGGTGTCGGGCTTGCGGTGTTGCGAGCTCGCCCGGTTGCGGTGGGACGACATCACCGGCACACAAGCGCGGGTGCTCGGCAAGGGCTCGAAAGAACGTGTCGTACCGCTGAACGCCGAGACGTTGGCGGTGCTCGATCGGATCGAGCGCACCGGCGTGTACGTGCTCGACGGGTGGCAATCGTCGCGGCCGGCCGATCCTGGCCGGCTCGTGTCGAAGCGGTTGGCCAAGCATTTCGCCGCGGCGGGCGTCGACGCCAGCGCTCACCAGTTGCGGCACCGGGCGGCCACGGAGGCGTTGCGCAAGTGCCACGACTTGCGACTGGTGCAGACGCTGCTCGGCCATGGCAGCGTGCAGACGACGGCGATCTACACGCTCGTCGACGCCGGCGACCTGGCGTCGATCATCGTCGACGTCACCGCCCCACTCGACTCCACCTCTGAGCAGGCCGTCGCGTAAAGCCTGTGACCAGGGCCGGGTGGAAATCATGTATTTCGCGCTCAGCCCCAGATCAGCATGACGAGATAGATCGCGACGAGCACGAGCACCACGCACACGAGCAGATATTTCACGTCGACTCTCACCGGCGTCGGAAGAACAGCACGAGGAACACGACGACACAGATACACACCGCTGCGCCGGTGGTGACGATCAACGCTGACGCGTTCACATCACACGCGCCGAGTACTCGTCGGCGCCGGCACGGAGCCAGGCGTGCCACGTCGACGACGGATCCGGCCGGTAGTTGGGCAGCGCGGCGAACGGGCCGCCCGGGCCGATCTCGTCGCCGGACACCGGGCGCACCGCGGAGCCGACCACGACCACGTCGCCGTTGGAGAGTGTTGCTAGGTACATGTGATCCTCCGATGGTGGATGCGGCGGCACGGTGCCGGCGCGTCGTTCGGCCTCGTTGCGGATGTCGTCGAGCGCCCACGTGCCCGACGTGTTGATCGACGCCGGCCGCCACGGCCCGACGACCGCGGCGGCGGTGGCCGGGTCGATCTTGCGCCCGGGCGCCCACTCGGCATGCGACGACAGATCCGACGGTGCCAGCCCGTAGGCGGCGGCCAGCGCGTTGTTGATCGCGAAATAGGCGTCGATCTGTGCTTGCGGCCACTGCTCGCCCACGCCGGTGTTGACGGCCTCGATCCCTATGGCATGGCTGTTCATTTGGTCGGTTGGTATCCGGCCGAGCGACACGTCGAGCGGGCCACCGGATCCGTTGGTGTTGGTCGCGCCGCCGGCGCACACGATCACGGCGCCGTCGCGACCCAACACGAGGTTGCACACCGGGGCGACGTCGGACCCGTACGACGCGTAGTTGGCGACCGACTCCGCCGACGCCCCCGGTGCCGACGCGGCATGATGCCACATGATGCACCACGGCCGGTTGCCGTCGAAACCTCCGCTCGAGCGGCCACGCGACTGCCACCCGTCCTGCTCGGTGACCGCGAGCCCGGCGGCGCGCAACACGTCGGCCATGTCGACGAGGTAGCGACCGCCCATCAGCCGCGGATCCGTTCGCGGATCGTCTCGAGGTTGTCGAACAGCCGCATCGCTTTCACCCGGCGATCGCCGTGAGCGTCGGCGAGCAGCTCGCGGATCCGCAACACGACGTTGTCGAACTGGTCGAGCAGGGTGTCGGACGCATCCCACGCGTCCTCGAGGGTGGCGTCATCGAACGGGATCACGGCGCGACCCGATACACCGAGAGATAGCCGGTCATGTTCTGAATCGCGCCGTTGGTGTGGTACGCGAACACCGTCAAGGTTTGCCCGACGGTGAGCGGGACGATCGCCGAGCACGACAGCACCCCGGTGGTTTGGAACCCGGCCTGTTGGAACGTGCGGCCGGCACCACTCGCGACGATCTGCATGCCCTTGTCGACACCGAGCCCCGACGTCGACCACGACGTGGTGGCGGTCGCCGCGTACACACCGGCGACTTTTGGCGCGAACGAATTGGACGGTGGCACAAGCAGGTTGTCGGGATCCTCGACGTCGGTGTCGAACAGTACGGCGGTCATCGATCCCGACGAGGCGGCCTGGACGGCGTTGCGCGACCACTGTCCACCGATGCGCAGTCCGGCACCACCAACCGGTAACCACACCGATCCGGACGAGAGCCACAGCGTGCCGCCGGCGGTTTCGCACATCGCGCCGGCGGCGGCGGCGGCGGCCGGGTAGGCGGCGTCGCGGGCCGCGGTGGTCGCGAATCGGTGCACGATTCGCGCCGAGACTTCTTGCGACCATGCGCTGGCGATCGGAGAGCCGGGAGCCGGGACGTCGACGAGCTCACCGATGGTGATCGGCGGGTTCGCTGCCAATGGTTCGACACCGATCCCGGCGCGGGCCTCGAGCTCGGCGAGTCGGGCCTCTAGTTGATCGATCGATGCCATGACGGTCTCCTCAGTAGTTCCATATGGCGCCGGGGTCGTCCCAGCGCAACGTGGTCTGGTCCCAATAGTTCTGTCCGTAGTAGCCGACGGCCCGCGATGTGCCGATCGTGCGGATCCACGTGTCGGGGGTGATCGAGTCGGTGACCGCGACGAGGATCACGTCGACGTCGACTCGGGCGGTGCCTTGCGGTGTCCGCGCGTCATGCAACAACCGGATGCGGTCGAGCCGGCGCCAATCGACCGCGGCGACATATGACGGGTGGGTCGGGTCGGTGAGGTAGATGTCGGCCGACTCGAGTTGGAGCCGGGCCTGCCATTGTTGGGCGACGATCCACGCCGCGAGCGCGTCGCCCTCGGCCTGGGTGGTCCATTGCTGGTCGGCGTCGGTGTAGATGTTGCGGCCGACCGCGTTCGCGTTGGTGGCGGTCGCTTTCAGTTTGGCGATGTTCTCGAGCACGGCGGTGCCGGCAAGGTGGTCGTCGGTCGTCGAGATGATCGGATCCCATAACACGACCGGGGCGGTGCACACGTTCGTCGAGATCACCGGTATCGCGGTCTGATCGGATCGGCCGACACGCCACAACCGGTCGGTGGTGACCACGGTGCCGTCGGCGTCACCGAACACCACCCCGCCGTCGGAGGCGGTCACGGTCTGGATCTCCTCGAGCGGCGCGGCGTCGGTGGCCTGTGCGGTCAGGCGGACGAGCCCGGCGGCGAACCGGTTGCGCACGAGGGTGGCTTGCGCGGCGGTCAGGATCGCCGCGTTGCGGGCGCCGGGCAGATCATTGTTGGCGCCGGGTGTGAACGTGCCGACCGGTTGCGCAAGATCGCTGAAGAAGTCGAACGCTTCGATCTCGATCGAGTCGTCGGCGCGTTCGTCGTAGCGGGCGATCCGCCCGGCGAACAGCCACCATTGCGCGGTCGACGATCGTGCCCATATCCACAGTTGGCGCCCTGGTCCGAAATCGGATGGTGTGCCGTCGATGTTGTACCGCGCCCACCGGCCCGAACGGTTGTCGAGCTGCAGCACGCATCGGCCGGCCGGAAAGTTGTTGTGGTCGTCGGGCGGGTCGTAACCGATCTCACACCCGGTGAAATCGCACGTCGCGTCCGACCACGCCGGCAGCACCGTGGCGGCATCCCACACGAGCGCACCGGGGTTGCCCCACACGTTGCCGTCGTCCCACACGTACGGCGGCACCGGTGCCTGCTCGAGGGCGAACACCGGGCGCACCGGCCAGTCCGCGAGCGCGTCCGGATCGAGCACGATCGACGTCGGTATCGGCCGGTCAGCGACGCGCATAGCTCACCACCGGCGCCCCATACCGGCGACCACTGCGGCGTGCTTGGCCGGCGACTTGGCGTACGACGTCGACGCCCCGCGAACCGGCCGGCATGTTGACGTTGACGAACGTGTTCCCCGACGGTGAAGCGCTCGAGGAGATCGGCACGAGGGCCTCGTCGAGAATCGTGGTGCCACCGCGGGTGACGATCTTGAGCCGTGGCGGTAGCTCGGGATGGATCATCAGCTTCGCCGAGAGCGGGCCTTTGGCGTCGATCTTCTGTTGCATGTCGAGATAGGCGCCGTCGATGTCGCCCTGGTCGACGCGGTCGATCTCGGCTTGGATCTCGATCGGTGTCAGCCCCGCGGCCTTGCCGGCGGCCTCGATGTCGTCCTCGATGCCGCGTATGTCGTCGCGGGTCAGATCGACACCGTCGCGCACCTTCTGTTGCGCGGTTGTCATCGCGGTCTGCCAATCCTCGATCGCCCGCCTGTTCGACAACCGGTCGGCAAGGTTGCCGTAGCCCTGCTCGAGATCTTTCGTTTTCTGCTCGGCGGCGTCGAGCTTGCCGATCGAGTCGTCGACGGCCCGGTTCATGTCTTTCTGTTTGCCGGTGGCGCCGCCGATCATGTCGGCGAGATGGTCGTCGGCGGCGGCCTTGTCGAGCGATGCGCCGGCGGCGTCCTTGAATTTCTGTTTGTTGATGTCGAGCTGCGCGGCCTCGTCTTCGAACGCTGTCAGCGCGGCGTCGGCCTTGGCTTTCTGCTCATCGGTGTAGGCGGCCTCGCGGGCCGCTTTCAACTCCTGATAGTGGGTGGTGAGCCCGGGGATCGCGTCGGATTGGCCGGTGATGAATCGGGTCACGTCCTCGGTTTTGAGTCCGAACTCGCCGGCCTTTTTGATCGCCTCGTCGAACATCTTGTGGAACGTCGACACCTGCGCGGCGCGGTCACCTTTGCGGATCGCGTCGCCGAGCTCGACGATCGTTTTGGCGTTCTCCTCGGCGGCCTTCTTGGCGGCCTGTTGATGCGCAGTCCACAGTGACCAGATCGCTGCGCCGGCGGCGACGGCGACACCGAGCCCACCGATCGCCGATGACACCTTGCCGGCGACATCCTCGGAGAGCCCGAGTTTGCCGGCGGCCGCTTCGGCGGCGTCGCCGAGCCCGTCGAACACACCGGCGAAATCGGATGCCGCGCTCGAGGCGTCGCCGAGCGGGCCGGTGAGATCGGCGATCGCGTTGCCGCGCAGACCGGAACCGCCACCGCCGTCGACCTTGTCGAGCTGCTCGGTGGCGTCGCGGGCGTGCTTGCCGGTGTCGTCGAGCGAGTCCTGCAACTCGCGCAACTGGCCTTTGGCCTGATCGATCTGGGCTTTGATGACGAGCTCGGTGTCGAGCCGTGCCAGGTGGTCGGCGGCGGCGGTGACCGAGTCGATGTCGCCGGTGGCCTGATCGCTGGCGGTGATCTCGACCTCGGGCGACAGCTTCTCGAGCTGCTCGGCGGCGGTGGCGACGTCGTCGATCGTGTCGGACGCGTCGTCTTTGGCGGTGATGTCGAGTTGGATCTTTTCGTCGCCGGCCATCAGCGCACCGCCTCACGCACGGCATCGGTGAAGATCCGCGGCACGAGCTCGTGCGAGCGGTCGATCACGTTCGACCACGCCCGCTTACCGCGGGTGCCCGGGTGGTGCACGACCATCTTGCGCATCGGGCCGCGTTTGCGCCGGCGGATCTGGTGGGCGGCGGTGCCGGTGTTGACCCACACCCACGGCCCCGCGGGTTGGCCGAGTATCAGGATCCCGCGGCCACCGTCGATCGGGCGGATCCCTTTGTCCCGGGCCCGCAGTTTGATGGCGCGGCGTTTCTTGCCGTGCATGTCACCGTCACCGGTCGCCCGGCGCGCCTCGTCGTCGGCCAACTTTTTGACGAGCTTCGCGGCGGCGATCAATCCGGTGTCGGGGATCTTGCGAACGTCGTCGGCGATCCGGTGCAGATTCACCGACGCCCGGCCAGCGGCCACCGGTCACGCCATCGCGTCGGCGTCGTCGAGATCCATCGCGTCGGAGCCGTCGTCGGCGAGCCCGCCGGCGACGACCGGTGTCGTGAACACCGGTTGCCCCTGGACGGACCACGCCACCGGCCCGGCGATCGACACGGTGCCCATGTCGCCGGCGAAACCGACCGGGGCGACCTCGACGGATCCGGCGACCTTCAGCAGCGGATCCGACGTCGGCGAGTACTCGAAAAATTTGATCTGGCCGGCGTTGGTGTTGGCGTAGTTGGCGAGCCCGCCACCCGGGGCGGTCCAGTCCTGCAGCCACGCCAGATTGAGCGTCCACGGCACCGGCACCTTGAGTTGCTGTTGCTCGCCGGTGCACCCGGTCGCCGGGGTCGTGTTGTACGCCAACGTCGGATCGACCGACGCGTGCGTCACCTGGCATTGGTACTCGGGCGACGCGGCGAGCGCGGCCTCGGTGTCGGCGAACTTGATCGAGATGTCACCCGGGATGAGTCGGTACTGGGTCATGGCTTTTTCCTCTTTCGTTAGCAGGGCAGTGGGCGGTCGAGCGTGAACTGGTACAGCACCGCGGTGTGCGGGATCTGGCCGATCTCGATCTCGGCGACGACCCACGAACCGTTGGTGATCGCCGCGCCGAGCCGGCCGGCGACGATCGTGTCGAGCCGGTCGACGGCGTCGGCGATCGCCGCGTTCTCCGCGGCGGCGGTTTGCGGCGCGATCGCGGCGACGGCAGTGATCGACGTCGGCGCACCGGCCGCCCTCGAGCCGGTCCTCGAGCCGCCGACGGGCTGTGGCCAGATCGCCGGTACGGCGGTCTGGTCGGGCGGTTGTGGCCACACCGCCCAACCGGAACCGTCGAACGCGCTCGTGATGGCAGCAGCGAACGCGGCGAGCAGCTCGGCGACGGTCACGCTACTGGCCATTCGAGCCGGCCGAGCGAATCGAGCAGCGTGGCGACCTGTGACGTCGGATCGGCGGAGAGCCGGCCGACGTAGTCGACGATCTGGAAGTAGCCGCCCGGTGTCGACGGGCGCCGCCACAGATCCATCGCGATCGTCATTGCCGCTTCGACGACCACCGCCGGCCACGGCGGATACGGATCCGGATCGACCGGGTCGGGCAGTTTCGCGGCCACCGTCACGGCGCCGTAGTAGCCGTCGATGATCGTCGACGTCGCCGCGGCGACCCGCGTCAAACGCGGGTCGTCGGGCGCTACACCGAGCTTGGATGCGAGCTCGGCGACGTCGACATACGGCGGCCGCTCGGCCATCAGTCGGCGTTGTCCGACTCGGCGGCCTTCTCCTGGTCCTTCTCGAACCGGGTGGCGTCGGCCTGCGTGGCGGATGCCTTGACGACACCGGTCGGCACCGTGATGCCGGTGATGCCCATGCCCCAGATCGCGGCGTCGGTGCCGAGCTTGGCGACGTCCTCCGCGGTCACCAGGAACGGGCCATCCTCGAACCAGCGGGCGGCCTCGGGGTTGGACACGACGATGTTGCCGGCGGCCATGCCGACGGCCTCGACGATCTCGAGCCCGGAGATGTTGATCCGCAGCGTGCTGGCGGCGGCGGTGCCGGGCACGTTTTGGGTGCCGTACATCGGCGGTTGCAACCACGGCTGGCCACCCCAGTGGGCGAA